GATATATTGAACAATTAGCCCCATCATCACTAGGTAACAAAGATGAAATTAAAACTTTACTAGAATCCTCTGAATCAAGACAAGCATAAAAAAAGTCGGACACCTGTTTAGCCCCTGTTGAATCTGTCTGCCCCTTTGCTTGTGTTGCTCCTGTTAATGAAGCAGTTCCAGACGGATATTTTTCATTGATTAATGAAACAAGTTCCATTGCGGCAGTTTTATTCCCATATGTAGAATCGAATCTTGAATTTGTAGTCCCTGCCAATAAATTAAAAACTAATCCGTTATTAGGCAATTTAAGATTAATTTGACTTGTACCACTAACCATAGAAGTATAATCGTTTAAAGTTACACTGGCTTCTGCTCCACAAATATTAGTCCATCTACTACCTTCCCAAATATCTAAACGTATCATCTTAGAGATACTATGTCTATCTAATTGAACAAAACCTAAGTAATCTCTCCAAGCACCAACTGGATAATGGCCAGTACCAACAGTAAAATTATGATGTTCTTTTTCATAAAGTAATCTTCTCCAAGAGGTTTTAGTTTTACTATCAATGAAATCTTCAACCCTCTTAATAAATTCCCCTACTTCTGAATGCATTGGAGTAGTGTTAGCAGAAAAGGGTGGAATCTGTAATAGTTCAGCAACCTTATCAGCCGTTGTATAATACCCTCTACCAGTAGAATAATTAGGATTAATAGTAGTAGTATCAGAAGGGGATTTATATTGTGACATAATTATACATCCTCACTAGGGGTGGGTTTATGATTGTTTATATTGCTAACAGCATCTATTAACTCAGTTAGTCTTTTATCTATCTTATCAAAATATCTACTTATTTTATATTGTGTAGCCTCTACGTTTACTCCAGAAGAAACTTTACGCCTTGACCCTTCTGCTATTTCTGACTCAAATTCACCACCTTCTAAAGACTCCCCAACACTATCATAAAAAATATCAGGGTATTTATCGTCACCAAGTTGAGGAATTTTTCCCGCTTCAGGATGCTCTTTAGGATAACGTAATACATTTAATAAAGACTGACTTGCTGGTTCAAATTGACCTGTATTGATGTTAAACATTTCTTCTTGGCCTAACTTTTTAGCATCTCCTTGTTGAACTGTATCTCCATTTTTTAACTTTTTTTTAGGTAATCTTCCTTCTTTTTCTGCCTCTTTAATTTCTTTATCGGTAAATTCACCCCTTTGCCATAACAGTTGACCAGCCTCGCCAGATACACCTTCCCCTGCTTCTTCTTCCCTCTTAGGTTGTAATGTTTTTTGACCAGTTAAAGCGGCAGGGGTAGATGTTTTTTGACCAGTCTTAAATCTTTTATATTCTGTTTCCCAATTTGATGTTGCAATAAATGTAAGTTTTAATTCTTCATCTTCTTTTGCTGTTAATAAAGGAGTCATATCAATTTCAAAATCCCATGTAACATCAGCAAGTAAAAATGGATTTAAAGCCTCTTTAGGTAATAACATATCAAAGTTAGTTTCATCTATTATACCTCTAACCATTTCTTCTCTCTCTGTTTCTAAAATAGTGTCTGTCTCTAATTCTCCATCCTTAACTTCTCCATATATACCCTTCTGTAAAATCTTGCTTACTTTATCATCTTTATTTATAGTAACAGATATTTTAGATTTTAAATCTTCTTTACTTTTATTATTTACGGTTACTGTATTTATATTAAGTTTAGCCTTTTCTAAAAATTTTAATTTAGAATTACTTTTACTAGGGTCTATATGGTCTAACTTTATTTGGAATTTTAAAGTTATTTTCTTTTTCTTTACATCTAAAGAAGTACTCATTATTTTATATTCGTCTTTAAATCTCTCTATTTCTTTCTTTATAGGCATTGTAGCGTACCCATATTTTTCTGCTTCATAATCATAAATTTGCCTTGTAGTTAATTTATCTTCTTCTTTAAGCCCCAATTCATCCCTTAATTCTGATGCTTCAGTTGTATATTCTGTTCCCTCACCTGACTCATCAGGGTCTTTCCATATTTGCAAAGGTTTTCCTCCTCTCTCCAAATTAAATATTTTATCTTGAGCCTCTCTTTCTTTAGGAGTTAATGCCCCTACTCTCCTTGTTTTTGGTCGTCTTGATTTAGGTTTATTTACAACATCCCCAATTAAAAATTGACTAACAGTTTCTATTACTTCACCTGTAGCATTTGTTATTTGTCTATCAGTAACATTACCAACCTCATCTATATCATAAGGAAATACTTTATCAAAATCTGCACCCATTCCTAGTTTTAATAAACCATTAATTGAAGCAATAGGATTTTTATATTTATTAATTAATTTTCCTATTTCAAGTTGAACTTCATCGTCACTCATTCCTTCTTTTTTTGCTCTATCTTCTATTTTTTTAGTTTCTTCTTTTATCCTAGTATCATAAGGAATCTTATTTAATATTGTACCTAAATTCATCTCTTTAACTTTTTTAAGAGCCTCTTTACTTAATTTTTTAAGAGCCTCTATAGTTTCTTTAGTGTATTTTAAATCCTTATCATCAAAATAATCATCCATATATCTTATTTGATTATCTAGTTCATCTAACTCCCCTCTAGTTTCTTCAACAAGTAAAAACTCTAAAAATAAAGTTTCTAGTTTAGGGTCTGGGTCATCCAAATCATATCTTGCTATAGTCCAATTATTTCCAGATGATTGAGGTAAATAAACTTGAGGCATTTATTAATCCCCCTAAGCCAGCCATTTAGCCCATGCCGCCCCTTTAGTAATCATTTTTCCTAATCCTAATCCACTACTAGGAGGAGTATAACTTGCTTGTCCAGTAGCAGGGTCCATCCAATATGGATTGTTATAATTATCGTAACCACTAGGAGGAACAGGATAACCAGATTGATTAGCCATTGCTCCTTGTCCCATAGCCATATTTTGATTCATCCCACCTGTAGTTGGTTGCCCCTGAATATTAAGAGGAGGGGATTGCCCACCCCCAACAGTTGCTCCCAACGGTTGCCCCAAACCATTTGAACCACTTACCGCTTGTCCATCTCCAAACCCTTGAGCCTCAAGATATTGGTTTTTAGCCATTTGTCTTTGATAAACTACTTCTTGGTTAATAGAAGCACCTAAAACTTTTTGAATGTCTAACTCAATATTCTCTTGAGTAATCTTTTGATATTCAGAAAGGCATTGTTTTTCTAAAATTATATCCCCTTGTGAGGCTTCTAATTTAAAATGTAATTTAGATAACATTTTACTCATAACTCTTTCAATTACATCTTCTAATAACTTCTCATATTCAGTAAAAAATGCTTCTCCATGATAAAGTAAAAACTCTTCTACATGATTATCTTGTAAAGTTAAAAGATTATTCATCGCTTTAAAATTATTTTGACTATTGTTATTCATTTGTGTTGCTAATGCTCCGTTACTTGTTCCTAGTATTCCCATATTATTCACCTACCAATTCATCTATTTGACCCATTTTTCCTTTTAATTCTATAAGTAATGTTATTAATTTTTCTTCTGCCGTTGTCGTATCTGCCTTCGGGGGTGTTATTTCCCAACCCTTAGAGGTTAATGAAATTATATCTCCCTGTGATAGAGTCACCATTGGCCCCCTATTCATAAGTTGCGGAACTTTTGGTTTAGGAATATACTTTTTAAACTCTAATCCATGTTTCTCAGCAACAACTTGTTGTTCCACCATTTCTAATTGTTTATGTATAGAAGCATGTCTAGGACAATAAGTTCCTCGCAACGGTCTTCCTTTTGTTACTGCCGCTAAAGGAATTGGTGGTCTTAAATTATCACCCGCTTCCCAGATATGATGAACTCCACAAACAACACATCTATCTCTAATATTAAATTTATAACCATATTTTAAAATAAATCTTTTCCTTTCTGGTTTTAATACTCCTAATAATTCTTTCATTTGTTTTTTAAGAGTAAAAGTTTTAAATTCATAGTTTATTATTGGACCTGCTATCCTAGCATTTTGACTAGCCTTTAATGGGTTTATCATTGTATTATTATTTCCTATTATATTTGGTGTATATATTGCCGCCATTTTATCAGTACTCCTTAACCATTGTCATTATTCCTCTGTAGACCATTTCTGGGTCGGATTTCGCAGACACGATGTATTTGAAACAGGGAATACCTCTATCTTGTAATCTTTGCATTCCAAGTTTGAAAGGTTCAAATATGGGATGTTTGTCGATGGCCCCGTTGTGTTCATATTTATCCTTCCATAAATCGTATTTATTCGCCCATATACCCACTGCGATAGGGAAATCCTTATCCTTCTTCTTTTTAGACTTACCCTTTGGTAGTCGCCAATAATCATCACATATTAAATCTACTAGATATTGCCATGACAATTGGTGTTCTAAATTATATGCTTCTGATAAATGTCTATCATCTATCATAAAAATAACATATTTAACTTTTCTTTTCTTCATATCCTTTTTCCATTCTTCCCAATAAAAAGTTTGACCACCAACATCTGCCGTTTTAATTGTCCTAGAATCTTTATCAATTTTTACTACCTTTCTACTTGCCCTATGTAATCCTACTGTTCTATCTTGAATTACAGGTACTTCTCCTCTAGTCCTTAGTTGACTATGTAATGTAGTTTTACCAACTTTACTTGCCCCATAAACTCCAAAGTTAATTGCATGGATTCTTCTATAAAATGAAGCGGCCGCTTCAGCAGTTATAATAGCAAAGCCAGTAAGTAATGTTGCCACATTAAACCCACCCAAAAATCTCTTTAACACTATTAATACTCATTCTAAGTAAATCTATATCAAAATGTCCTAAAAGATTACCAAGTAAAAAACAAACAACACCTGTTATTCCTCCCCAAATATAGGCTCTAATTCTCAAAAAGAAAACATCTGCTGAGTGCGCCCTAGATAAATCATAAGCCAAAGACTGTTCATCTACCCCTAAGAGTCTATCTAACAAAGGCTATCACCTTCATTCTAACGCCTTTAGAAACGCTTCTGGAACTGCATCCTCATACCCTTGTTGGGGGCCGCTATAATAAGTTAGATTTCTTTGAGCAATAGAGTCTTTAATTTTCTTTCTTTGGGCTTCATCTCTGGCTTTCTTTTCCCAATAAAGGTCAATCTTTCTGTTAAGTAACCACATTTCAAATCTTTCATTTACTACCATATCAAATAATGATTTCTGAAGCATAATAACTCCAACTGTAATTAGACTGAATAATACCGCATGTGTAAAGGCAGTAAATGGTAAATCAGCACCATAAACTGAATAGAAATAAACATTCATTCCAGCCATTGCACCTACATACATTATAGTCATTATTAGTCTCGTATCTTTATCTATTGCCGCCATTTTATATCCCTCTTATTTAATTAAACTCTACAGTAAAAATAGTACCAGTCCCAGAGACATCAGTTACATCTGCATAAAGTCCTAATTTAAATAAAACCCCATGTAAATCCGCTTCCGCATAAGAAGTGCCCCTTGCTACTGTATTAACATATAACATTCCTATCATATTAGATGCGGCCGCATCTCCTGAAGATGCTACATCATAAAGATGAATTAATGCAGTATCAGTACCAGTAGCCATTCCATGAATGCTCATTACTTTGCCTTGCCCCACTATAATTTGAGTGTCGGCTGATATTGCCCCACTACTTCTACATCCACCAATTCCAGCCATACTTTTCTCTCCTCGTTAAAGGGTGCTAAATACTCACAGGGTATAAATTAATCGTTAGAAACTACTTCCTCTGTAGGGTTTTCATCTACTAAAGGTATTTCCTCTACTTCTTTTTCTACCAATTTAGGTTTAGGCTTACTACTTAGAGTAGATTTAAGAGTTTTAGTTACTTTAGCAGTAACAGTTTTCTTAGGAAGAACTGCTGTTTTAACATCTTTTACATCTATTTTTAGTTTTTTAGACATATTTTCTAAAACTGCTTCAGGCATATTTTTAAAATCATTATCCTCAAATTCAATTTTAATGTTTTTAGATTTCATATATATCATAGCGTTATGAGTAGATATTTCAGTTTCAACTCCTACTTCCAAAAGAATTCCTTCTAAAGTAGTAAAACTTCCACCAGCCTGTAAGGTTGGTTCCAAAAGGGTTGCTTTCGCCAAAGGTATCGCCCTCAGATTAATCCGTAAATACGAAGTCTAAATGTCATATCATCCATGTTAGTTGCATTGCTTAATAAGGTGCAATCGCCATCATTATCAAACAAGGCTATTTTGATACTACTAGTGCTTGTATAAAGACCAGTGGCAACATTAGCGGTAGGGACTTGAATGTAAAAACCAGTCGCCATACTACCATCAGAAACGCCAGCAGTTGTTCCTGTTATTGTTGCGGCTGTAATTCTACTTAATCCTACATCAGAAGCATTAATCACATCTGCATCATGGTAAACAGTCATCTTTACAAAACAGTCCACAAAGTACTCATCTCCTGAAACTCTAGGAGCAGTGCTACCTTTATGGTCTTCAATTATTGTTATGAATTGTTGTGTCAACTAAATCACCTCAGAATAAGTTAGTAATCTTTCCTTGTCCTTTAAAGAAAGTACATCCAGTTTCACCCATTGTGCGGTAAAGTCCTCTGTTTCCAAGTACACCAACACCGAATGGGTTTCCATGACTGATACCATCTTCAAAGTATTGAGTTGGTTTCATTGTAGCAAACCATAAGTGGTCAGTGTCTAGTAATAACATATCAGAAAGTTTAGTTCCTGAATAGCCACCAGTAGTAGACATATCTTTACAAGGGATTAGTGGGATGTCATAGTATGTTGCAACTCTGAATCCAACTTCTGCACCCTTTACACCTTTTACTCCACCGTGAGTTGGTATAATTTCTTTAGCGTCCATGAATCTTTCTTGGCTTTGTAACAAGTCAGAGATTGCTTGAATTGTGTCATATCCTGTTAGAATAACTTTAGGAGTTCCACCATTCAATCTTAGTCCTTGGATTGTACTGTTTATTATGCTTAATGTTAATACTCTACCAGCAGTTGCGTAACTTCCACCAAAGTTAACTTCTGCATCTAAGTAAGATGCCGCACTACGAGTTGCTCCGTAAAGGATTTTAGCATCATCATCAGTTGTTGCATAGTTTGATGTTGCACCAATAGCAGAAATATTGTGAATACCAGTTGTATCTGCTAATTCAGCAAATGAACTTACAATTTTCAGTAATGATGTATAGTTTTCACGGATTCTTCCGCTTGATGTATCAGCACCAAAACTGTCGTATAACTCTAAAGGCATAACCATCATTTTAGATTGTGATTCTGCATGGAATTTACCCATATCTTCACGGATAAGTTTTCTTAAGTCTCCAACACCGTCATCAATCTTTGCCATTTCTGCCGCTAATTCACTGTAATCAAACATGTGAGCAACAATCTTTGGGTTCATGTATAGAGTAGCATATTCAGGAGCAAGTGCTTCTAATTGTGTACTGTCTAATGCTTCATTTTCTCCAACGCCACCAATTAAGTCAGCATCAGGGGAAGCATTACCTTGAGCATTTCCAGTTGTTGTATTAACTGAGAAAGCGGCCGCACTACCACCTTGAGGTCTTGCTGTCATTACTCTCCATCCACTTGTTGTGTATGGTCTTTTAGGTAAAACAGATAATGGGTTTATTTCTTGGTTAATCATTGCCCAAACTTTTTGACCGTAAACCATATTGTAAAGGTTAGCCATTGAAGTTGCGGCAGTTCCGTTAAGTGTTAATGCATCTGCACTAGAACCAGTAAATCCACTACCTAGACTACCAACTATTCCAGCCGCCTTCAATAAATTATTACTACCTGCATTTCCACTGCCACCGTAAGTAGCGTTTTCTAAGTCTTTCATTGTGTTTATATATTTTGTCATTCTTCATCCTCTCCTTAAATTTGGCCCTCAAGCCTTTCTACTAGAGCATTTATATCGCTCCAGTCCATTTTAGCGATTTCATCACTTGATGGAATGTTAAGTTCTGCAACTACTTCTTCTTGTTTTCTAATTACAGTTTGTTTTTCTTCTGTTAATGATTTTAAAAGTGAACTAAATTGCTCCTTTAATTCTGCTACTTCTGCTTGTGCATCGTAGTTAGATTTTGCAATTTCTTCTGTTTTAGCAACCATTTCTGAATCAAATCTTGTTTGGAACTTGTTCTTTACTGCTTCATAAGCCGCCTTCTCAAGTTGTTCTGCTTTAAATTCTGAATAAGCCTTTTCAAGATTTTCAGCAGATAAATCTAATGTAGATTGGTCATCGAACTTAGCCATGTATTTTCCATCGAGTTGTGGGTGAGCATCATCAACATAATCACCAGCATTTCCCGCTTCTACTTGGCCTGTAGCCAAATCTGGTTTAGATTTTGCTTCCATATCC